GGATCCAATACAGCGCCATCTTTATCCACTAATGTCCCCATAGGTAAAACGCTGGCCGCAGGAATCTCTTTGTTGCTCATTTCTCCACGCTCATGGCTCCAAAGCAAAATAAGCGTGAGAGAAACAGGTTTGGTAATAGTCATTATTAGGCATCCTTAATCAGTGTTAACATGTCATAAGTTTCATCACCATCAGTGATGCTTGTGGTTAATGAAATATCTTCATCACGGGCTGCTGCAGCTTTTTTGATTTCAGATTTAGCTGTTTCCAAATCTGCCCCTTCGACTACAACTTTTACTGCCATATCAGGAACACCTGCAGAATTAGCAAGCTCGCTAACTTCTCTAAGTAACTCTGTTTGTGTTTCACCAACATCAGTGACCTGTTGTGTCAAACGAATCACATCTTCGTTGAGTTTTGTATTTTCAGCTTTCAAACCAAGCACTTCATTTTCATGTTCAGTTTTTATTTCATCAACGATGCGTTGATGTTTAGCGCTACTAATCATCATCGATTTGATTTCCTCTTCTGTTTTAATTCCATCAATTAGCCCCAACTCAAGCATTTTTTCAGCACTGAAAATGTTAGCTTGAAGTGCTTTCACTTCTTCAGGTTTGATATTTCGACGCGAAGCCACTAAGTTGAAAAAACTATCAGCCATATCATCAACCATAGATTGGTTACGCTGAGCTTCCTCTTTTGTTAATTCCAAAAATGGTTGACCATCGGCCTTGGCTTCACCGGATGTAAAATATGTGACTTTCCGACCATCCCGAGTCCGTTCTTCACGGCCATAAATAACGCCTATTGAACCACCATAACTATTAGGACTAGCATAAAGCTCAGTACAAGCACTGCCTATGGCGTAATTGGCCGAGTAAGAACTTCCATTAATAAAACCTATAATCGGTTTTATCTTTGACATTTCAGCTATGTATTCAGCCAAGTCAAAACAACCAGTACCTTCCCCACCAGGCCCATCCAGCTCAAGCAATACCTTGTCAAAACCTTCATCTTCTACAGCGGCTTTAATTTCCGTTCGAATATCTCGATAACTTCGAACTCTTTCACAGTTTGCATCTAGACCACTAAAACGATGGGTTGTAGGGCCAAAAACAGAAACATGACAAAAAGAATCACCACGGTCATTGATTGGATTTTCCGAAGTGTAAAGCTTCGGGTTTTGGTAAAAATCAAGCAGGGCGTTGTAATACGTTTGATGAGCATTAAGCGTCATCATCATCGTCTGGCTTGTCATTAACTGGAGTAGATGTCTCATTGCTCCTGATTCCTCTTTTCTCATAAGCAGCATGGCTGCGTTCGACACTATCCAAATGTTGATCAAGCGTACTGCCACGTTGATTAGCAATTTTCTCTAGTGATGTAATGTCTTTTTGTAGTTCTAGAACGAGTGCTTTAGCCGCCTTAAGTGGGTCAATTTCTTCCCATTCTGGCCATACCCATGTAGGAGCAATATATTTGTAAGGATTATCGAAATAGCCTGGTAGTTTGGGATTGGATGTAAGGTGGTAAGCATCACAGAACCACCTAATGACCTTATTAAACGCAGGCTCCAAATCAATCGAACGTAACTGACCAATAAAACGGCGATGGTTAATCATGCCAGCCCTAATTGATGAGTAATTCACCTGGTTCAAATCACCGGTCAACATTTCATAAGGAATACCAAACAGTCCCGCTAACATCCTTAGCACTTGGCTATTATGTTCTTTATAGTTTCCTGCTATTTCTGCTGGAGAAGCTGTTTTAATCTCCTTAACGCCATTCAACACAGTAATACCACCAACCTTGTGAACTAACTTCGTGTCTTTATTTCCTATAGCTGGCGTATTTGATGGATTATGGCTTTGGTTAACCTCTTGCTCTCTCAAAGCAAATACTTGCTGACCTTGCCGCTTCATTCGTGATTTTATTTCAACAGTTTGGTTGTCTTTGTACTGCTTTGCAAAATCAGCACCTGCCGTTATCCATGGCTGAGCTCCGGATTGATTAGGATGAAATACATCCCTAATATCAACAACATCTTCAACAGGTATCCAGTTTACTGAATCCTCATTAAAATCAGGATGATCTCTAGGAAGCTTATAAAAAGCATATTTCTTAGGTTTTCCATTCTTGGCATATAAAATACCACCTCGAACGTAACTGCTTTTTCCTTGCTCTTCTAAGTTAATAGCCAGACAAAGAGGGCTGACCACCTCTAACTGCAAAGGAATAAAATCAAGCGTTCTTCTTCTAACAATAAATGCTCGACCTTCAATAATAGCCGTCATAACCGCTAACGCTTGAACGCCTGAAAAATTAGACACTCCAGAGAAATTGCAATACTGCTTCCACTCTTCAAACGCAGTTATAAAATCATCAGGAAATAACTCGGGGGAAAAAACGGGCTTTGCGCCTGCACCGATGCAACTGGCTCTGAATCGAGTAGCACCAATACGAACAACTGGGTTATTTCGTAATAGGTGATGACTGGCTTTAATTTCTTTAATTAAGGCCTGTTCGCTCTTTTCATTGTCATGCAACTGCGCGTCAACAAATAAAGCCGACTCGGCTGTTGCTGAATAAATCAAAATTCAATCTCCACATCAATACACTCCATAATTGGTTTCGGAAAGAGTGTGTTTATCATGGAGCTCTCTAAATTTCTTAATTCACCAAGATTAACAGAGGCGTATTCAAAACTATTTTTATATCCATCAGCAGTAACATATTCGACTTTGACTTGCCGAACACCTTTCACTAAGTCCGTGATAGCCTGCTGAACTATTTGCAAGTTGGCTTCACTGGCATAAATTTGCATTAATAATCCTCATAATCTGATAACTCATATCCATCCGAATACTCATTATGAGATTCATCAGTCACTTGAGTTACATGAGATAAAAGTAAACCTAATGGTTGGGAAGGGCTTACGAGTCGAATCGTTGGCCTAAGAAACTCATAAAGCCACAATATATAACCAAGTAAATCCCATGGCTCATTACGAGTCTGTCCGGGTTTTTTAGTCCATTTAATATTTGAACCACTTCCAACCAAATGCTCTGAAGTAAGCATCTGGAAATAATTAAGATCAAACACTTCGTTTACCGGAAAATGAATACAATTTTTCCCGGCTTTTTCAATGTTTAGTCGCTCAGCAGCTCGATTCTTTAATTGATGGACATTGATGGTACGAAACTCACAACCAACTTCTTTATGAACACTAAAAGTCAATGTGAGCTCTGCTTTAAACTTATTTTTCCCATGAGCATCACCACGAATAGCGTATATCCATCCTTGGTATGGCATGACGAATTCAAGCATGGCTTTCCACGCATGACCATTACAGTCCATAACAACCGCATAACTAACTATGGTTCTACCGTCTATTAATGAAAATGGCTGACTAAGCTTATCAATGAGTAATTTTTGAATGATTTCATCTTCTGGATCGCCTTGAATAAGGCCGTAATCAATTGCCCAGATTTCACCTTTCTCACCAAGAGCCCAAAAGTGGTATTCAAATCTGTTTTTTTGAGTATCAACAGAAGCAAGAATGCATCTGGTTTCTTTTGGAAGTTGTTCTAGTGGGGAATACAATTCTCTGCGGGTGTAAATTTGTTCAAAATTACTAAGTTTATAGGCCCTACTGATATCCGAATATTCAACTCCGACCTTTGTATTCATAAAGGTCTGCATTTTCGTTGGATTTTTTTTGGCGCGATGATATTCAGCAGCTAACGATGGTAATGACGTATTAGGGTTATCGTTGTACGCAGACCAAATATGAAATCCCGCTTCAACTTTACCCCGTTCATTAGTATCTCCGGGCAATTCACACTTACAACACAGAGCAGTTCCTTTATCATCCCAAGACGCTGGCTCTTGATATGTATCACAACACGTAAACTCTCGGGTTGCTCTCCACTCACCATTTTCCACCATCTCGTATTTATGGTGTTCTTGTATTTGTTCAGCACATTCAACACAAACAAAATGAGCTGTTTTAAAATCATTTGCATCATAACGAAAGTTTTCTAACTTCAATCTTTGCTTATGACCACAATGAGGACAAGGTACATACAAATATCGTTGATCTGTAAGTTTAAACTCTCTTGTTATTTTGCAGGTACCTGCTTCTTTTGGTGTGGAACCAAGTACTATTTTACGATGAGCTTCAGTTTCTGTACGAGTTGATGCCAATTCAATGACATCACCTTCATTTTCAACGTTATCCAGATACCCAGAAACTTCATCCATAAACAGATAACGAATAGTGAGCAATCGAAAAGAACTAGCGGAAGTAGCCCACACCACACATATCTCACCACCTAAATAGCTTTTTTCTTTAGTGGTGTTTTTTCCGAACATGCGTTCTCGTACTGGAGCGCAATTAGTAAATACTTTTCCAACTTCTCGTACTGCAAATTTTTCAGCATCACCTTCTGTATTTTGAACAATCATAATGTTACCGGGGTCATTACAAATAACCCAAGCAACAGCAGTATTAATAAAAATGGCATATCCAACACGAGCGCTTTTCAAGAGAACTATTTTCTCTATATAAGGGCATTCAAGCGCTTTCAGCCAGGCACGTTGAAATGCTTTAGGAGGATATATCTGAGCAGACGGATTCTCATTCTTCATCGACCACGGGATAATCTCCGTCTTCATCGGTGGCACTATAATATTTAGAATAGCGCTCGATAACTTGCTGGATAACGTCTTGAAGTTCATCGGAACCCTTTTCATTTAAGCGCTCTAATGCACTCCTTACCTCATCATCAATAGCTTTAGCTATGGCAGGGTCTACAGGAACCCGTTTTTGTATCTGATTTGATAATCCGAAAAGTTGGCTTCTAAAAAGAGATAATGGAGCATTGATGAGATCTACTAATGCAATGGCTGGAATTAAATCCCCCATAGATTGACTATTGGCTAAACGCGCTTTAATAGCCGCTTGCTTGTCTTTTTCCGCTTTCCAGTCAATGTTTCCAGATCCGTCTTTTTCTTCACTCCCACTGTTTCCGCTGTTTCCGCCACTGATACGACCTTGTTTGGCTCTTAACTCACGAATTATTTTGGACTGATATTTAACATATGCATGAACCGTTTTATCTACATCAACCTTCTGATCATCGGTCAACTCTAGCGTGAAGCCGTTATTCTTTGCATTTCGAAGTGTTCGAGTGGTGATCCCTAAAACATCAGCAGCTGCCTTTTCGGTCATGCATAAATCTCACTTAAAGCGGAAGAGGAAACAGTGAAAAAAAATAAAAAAATTTGCCGGACTCCGCGAGTTTCTCACCCGCGGGAGATCAGGGCCCCCGGGGTAAGTACCTAAAACGAGATGGGAGCTCTT